GCTCAAAGTGGAGAAATTGTCGCATCTACTCTCAACAGTTTTAATATGGCAGCAAGCGAATCAACAAAGGTTGCCGATATGTTTGCAAAAGCCAGCTCAAGTGCTGCAATTGATATGGAAAAATTATCCGTTGCAATGCCAACTGTGGGTGCTACTGCATCAGCGGTGGGGATTCCATTAGAGGAATTGTCGGCACAAATGATGGTGTTGGCTGATAGAGGAATGGAGGCATCAACAATGGGAACTCATTTGAGAAAAATATTTGTTGAATTAGCGACTAAGGGAATAAGCTATGAGGATGCGATGGATAAGATTAGAAATTCAACAGATCAAGTCACAACAGCAACCAATCTGTTTGGGAAACGAGCTTTTGCAGCTGGTTTAATTTTAGCTAATAACACATCACAAACTAAACTTTATGAGCAGCAATTAAAGAACTCGGCTGGAACTACTAAGGAAATGGCTGATATTATGGATAGTGGTATCAGTGGAGCAATGAGAAGATTAAAATCTCAAGCAGAGGGCGTTGCAATAGAGTTGGGAGGCTCATTAATCCCATTATTTCAAAAACTATTAACTGGAATCTCAAATCTAATGAGATGGTGGAGTGGATTAAATGATACCACCAAAAATACAGCTACCGCATTTGCATTAGTAGTGGCGGGAATAGGCCCTATGCTTAGTATTCTCGGCTCTTTAACGGTGGCTTTTAGTGCTTTAGTGAGCCCAATCGGATTGGCTGTTGCGGCCATTACGGGGATCGTGGTTGCATTTGCTTATGTTAGAGAAAATTGGGAAGCATTTAAAGAACGCCTTGGAGATTGGAGTTGGTGGAGAAATGCACTTATTCAAGCAATACAATGGTTGGCGGAATACAACCCTCTTTCTTTACTTTTGGATGGATTGGAAAAAATTGCCAACTTTTTAGGATCATCGATTTATGCAGAGGGTAAAACAAATCCGTTTGACGGATGGGTTGATGGCTTAGAAGGATTAAAAACTGAAACTAAAGAATATGAGAATCAATTTGGTAGCTTCAAAGATGCAATGATGAATCAAGGGCAAGAAATTATTGATATGTTTGGAGATATGAATTTAGCATCCATAGTTGGTGTTGGTGCTACTGGAGGTACTGAGGAAACTGGAACAACAAATACTGGGGGCTTTATATTTGATGAGAATAAAGCCTTTAATACTTACGAACAATATTTGGCGAGTTTAGAAGAGCCAACAGAAGAAACGCTTACAGTTTTGCAACAATTTTGGCAAGATTTATTCACCAACATCACAGATGGGTTTAAAAATGTTACAGCGCAAATTGGGGAGCAATTAATCCAAGGGGGGGCAAGTTTTGGGGAGTTTGCAGATAAAGTCAAAGCCTCTATGAAATCCGCCATCGGATCTGTGATTGCATTAGGAGTAGCAAATGCGGTAACGGGAGCTTTAAAATCTGTTATGAAAACAGGGCAAATTTGGATGATTCCAGCCATAGCGGGATTAGCGGGGGGATTAGCCAACGCTGCCTTTAATTCATTGATACCTGAATTTGCAAAAGGGGGGCTTGTTTCTGGGGCTACCTTAGGACTCATCGGAGAGGGGAGCGGTACATCAATATCGAATCCGGAGGTTATTGCGCCATTAGATAAGTTAAAAAATATGATTGGTGGAGATATGAGAGTAACTGGAAGATTAGTTGGAAATGATATATTTTTAAGTAATGAAAAAAGTGGGATTAGCCGAAACAGATATATCTAATGGCATATAATAGAAGATATGAAAGCACATATTTCTCGCTTAATGGAAGAAAATATTACCTTGAGATAAGAGATCAAAAATTTACAGGCACAACCAGAGATTGTGATTTAGGAGTTGGAGGATGTCAAATCCATTATGATATGGATGGAGAAGAAAAATACTCACCAATCATCGCATCCAAAATGGATATCCCTTTTATCGTCAAAGATCCTGTTGATGAGATGTTTATAAATAATTTATTGGAAGGTTATAATGAAGAAGATGTGGTGGTTGCTTTGTACCGCAACGGATCAGCAACTTATGCGCCTCTTTGGAGTGGGTATCTTCTGATGGATTTAGGAGCACAACAAGATGTGAGTTTTCCTTATGAAGTGAAACTTACTGCAACAGATGGGATTGGTAGGTTAAAAGATATTGGATTTTGGAATGATGAATCCGCACAACAAACATATAAACACAAAGGACATCAGAGAATAACCTATTGGCTCGGGCAAATATTAAATAAAATCACTCCCCCAGGAACTACTCAAGGCATTACATCTGATGCTAAAATGACCGCAGCTGTAAATTGGTATAATGAATTGCATCAATCGGCATCAACATCATTTGGCCCATTGTACCAAACAAAAATAAAAATGGGGATGATGGAGAATGTAGACTCATCCGATACTATTAGTGTAAGAAATTGTTATGATGTATTAACAAATATTTGCACAACTTTCGGAATGAGATGTATCTATTGGAAACACAAATTTTGGTTTATTCAATTAGATGGATATAATACAAATGAAAGTGGAACGGTTACAAATCCCCAAAACATCAATACAAGAGATTACACTTTAGCCGATCCCCCAGTGCATAGTGCCAGCAATGATTTTTTAGGCTCAACTTGGTGGAGTAGATATAATCAAACAATAGAAAATCAATTAACTCCAGGTAGAGGGATTCAAAAATTAGCGGGTACAACTTATCAAAATTTTCCCATATTAAAACAAGTGAGTGCCGATTTTATGAATGCGGGTGATGAGAATTATTACAACGGATTCCCTGAAAGTACTCCAGGCCCAAATGATACGGGGGGTGTTGGAAATACTGTAACCGTAGCTCAAACCATAATGGATGATCCGCAAAGTGCTACAAATTTGATGCTGAGAATTCCATTAAGCTTTCAGCAAGACACAAGCGTTGGAAGTTGGAATAACAACTTATATATGTTTAAAGTAAAATTTTATTTTTATGTAAAAGCATCAATCCCAACGGGAGCAAGTGGAACGGGTTCAACTAAATATTTGCAAAGAAGCGGTGGATCATACTCTTGGAGTAGTACAGCTCCATCAACAGCTTTGACTCTCCCTTATTTTGAAACCGATTTTATGACAGCAAGCAGTACGGGGGATTTTAGTTTAATTCCTTTTGGAACTCAAAGCGGAGAATTACCGCCTTTAACTGGTGTGACTGGAACTTGGCAAATGGAGATAATATTACAAGCATACCAAGATATTTCATCTGGTGCGTGGCAAGATCCTGTTACAATTTCAAATATTGGTGGCGGTACTGTTGCAAATGGAACTGATTATGCTATACACGGGGTGAAGTGGAGTAATGTGTTAAATATGGCATCAGGCAATTGGATAAATCAAGTGGTCACCAATCAAAATGGAGTATCTTCAAACACTTTAACATTTGTAGGAACTGGAAGCCCTTATGCTGGGCAACTATTTCTATTAAATTCTTCATTATCTCTTGGAACTGCTGGAACAAAAATCGTAACAGAAACAAATGAGAGTGATACATCGCAATTATTTTTAGGGCAAACAAATTGGGGGGATAGCCCTTTGGATTCCGATGCATCCTCTATTCAAGTATATAATGGAAGTGCTTGGGTGTTTACTGATCCGAGTGGAGATTGGGGAATTGGAACTATAACGCCATCAAGCCCGATCAGTTTAACAAAGCTTTTATTAAAAGAATATTTGGATGGCCAAAGTATTCATATTTATAAAATGAATGCACAAATAACGGTAGGTGTACACGATAAAAGTATTACTGATGCAAGCGGAACACGACCAAAATACATAAATCCCATTGGAAGATTGGTTGATCCGAATGGAACTTATCCATCAAAAAATTATATTTTTTTAAGAGGAACGTTTGCAACTGGAGATGATACTTGGGATGGAGAATGGTTTAATATTGATAGAGGAACTCCAACTCTTTCAACTACTTCAACAGATATAACGGGGTTAAATACTCCAGCATCATCATCGGTATTGCCAAGCTATGGACAAGGAAGCAATGCAAGTGCAAAAATGTTGCCGCCTGGAACAATCGGTGTGACTACCGCTGGACTTTCAGCAGCATCAATTGTAACAAATGGGCAATTTAGTACCGATTCAGATTGGACAAAAGGAACTGGAGTTACAATAGCAAGCGACAAACTAACATTTACAAGCGTGGCATCTGGTGTGGGTGCTACAAATACATCCACGATTACAGTAGGTAAACAATATGAGGTTAAATTTAAAGTAAGTGGATTTAGCTCTGGCGGATGTTATGTAAAATTAGGAGCAACCGCTGGAACTACTGTTACCGCAAATGGAGATTACACGCAAAGCATTACACCTGAAAGCACAACCGCTATTGCCATTTTATCAAGTGCTGCTGGAAGCACATTAGATGTGGAGGGGATTACAATAGTTGAGAAAATAACATCAATTCCAATAGTGGATTTTGGAGAAACAATATTAGCGGATAATGATAGATTTACTTTGGTAGATAGCCAGAATGGAAATGAATATGATTTAAGATTAAATGCAGCTCAAACAAGTGGAGATACAGATTTAACTATTGATGCTTATGCTTTTAGTGAAGATGTGGGAGTGCCATCTTTTATTACTGTAAATGAGAAAAACTTAATACAACAATACCAAAATAAAACTGAGGGATCAATTGGCGGAGATACAGTAATTGTGGGGGTTGATACTGATTATATTAAATTAGTGCCGAGAGATTTCATTTCCAATGCAGATGTTTCTAATAAGGAATGGGCTTTTGATGATACTGGAACAACTGGAGTAAGAATATACCACGCAGACACAGAATTATGGGCTTTTGTGCCTGTCCCTTATGGTAAAAAAGCAACTCATATTACGGTATGGGGAAACAATACAAAAAATGTGGAGGCTTATGAATTGGATGTGAATGCAAGCGGTATTGGATCAACACTTGGAACGGGAACGGTAGGAACAGAATTTAGCATTACCAATTTATCAAGTGATGCTACAAATTATTTAGGAGTCAAAGTAATAACAACTGGTAACTCAAATCGAATCTATGGTGGAAAGGTTACCTTAGCAAATATATAAAATGAAAAAAGAAGTAGTAGATAGCATACAAGTAATGACAGCCAATGGGAGTGCAATAGGACTGAATCTAACGAGTTGTAATGAGGTGTTAACTTTTATCTCCTTATCACTTGCAATTATTTTTACGATTTACAAATTTACAAAAGATGCCAAAAAAAAGAAAAATTAATAAAAAACCGAGTCATCCTAAATGGGGAAAAGTGGAAGATGCAAAAGAAATAAAAGAAAGGCGATTTATTGCCAATGTGAAAGGCGCAAAAATATCCGCAATCTTTCTCAAATAGCAAATTGATTAGGTGCTTTGCCGATTATTAAAAAAAAGATTCATAAAAGCGAAAAGCGTTATGAAACAGCCAAAAGCAAATTTATTGCTGATCAGAGATACTTTTACAGATAAATCTACTATTGGAAAGCTCTACTTTGACGGAGAGTTTTATGGGCATACTTTGGAGCTCGCTTGGAAGGATAATAAAAAAAGAGTATCTTGCATTCCAAAGGGTGTGTACGAAGTTAAAAAAAGACATACAGAGGAAAGCAAATATAAATATGAGCATCTTTATATTTTAGGAGTTGAAAACAGAGAATTGATTTTAATGCACGTAGGGAATTATCCTAAAAACTCCAAAGGCTGTATATTGATTGGGAATACCCGAGCATTAAATTTCGTAGGAGATAGCAGAAAAGCGTTTTATAAATTGATGTATGATTTAGGAAGTTTTAAAGAAATTGAATTAATAATTAAAAATAGATAAAATGAAAAAATGGATAATTACCCAGACTATAAAAAAGATTTTGGGAAGTAAGAAAGCAATTTACACCATCGCAGCAATTTTAATAACCATTCTTAGCGATACGCTTGGGATTGATGAGGAAACTGCAAAAACTTTGGTATATTCGATAATGGCTCTTGTATTAGGTCAATCCGTAGCGGATATTAACAAGAAGTAGTTAGTAAGTAAAAAATCCCGCTTGAAACTAAAGGTTTTTTATTTCTAATTTTACTCAATGGCTAAAAAATATGGTAGAAGATTACGACTTTCTAAAGAGGAGGAAGAATTAATCTACCAACATAGAGCAGCACCGCTTGATAATATCAATGGAAATACCGCCCTTGATTTACATATTAAGGAAAGAGGTATTAATAAAGATGATATTGTAAGCGTAAAGCATTGGCAAGCTATAAATGGAGAGTATCGCTTTTCCATTGTTACCAAAGATAACATTGATCGAAGTAAAATATTTGATTCTGTGCAGAATCTTATAAAAGATTACGCTCCAACTTATAATGAAATAGAATATAAAAAAGGAGAATGCCTTTTAGTAATAAATCCAGCCGACATACATATTGGAAAATATGCAGCCGAAAGGGAAACAGGAGATGCTTATAATAGTGAGATTGCTTTTAAAAGGGTAATAGAGGGCGTATTAGGGCTTATTGATAAAGCTAAGGGGTTTAGTATAGATAGGGTATTATTTTGCATTGGAAACGATGTATTGCATATAGACTCGGTTTATAACACTACAACTAAAGGAACGTACCAAGATACGGATGGTAAATGGTGGGAGCATTATGAAATAGCTTTACAGCTTTATGTTAAATGCATTGAGATACTTAGAGAATTAGCCCCCGTTGATGTGATCCATTCAATGAGCAACCACGACTATCAAAGCGGATTCCATTTGGCTCATAGCCTAAAAGCGTGGTTTAGAAATTGCCCTGAAATAAAGATTGATGCTGGTGTAAGTCATCGTAAATATTATAGATTCGGATTAAATTTAATAGGACTCGAGCACGGGGATGCTGCTAAAATGGCAAATTTACCTTTATTAATGGCACAAGAACAGCCAGAATTATGGGCTGAAACAAAGTATCGCTACTGGTATTTACATCATATACATCATAAGGTAAAACATAAATGGATGGATGCTAAAGATTACATTGGAGTAACAGTTGAATATTTAAGAAGCCCATCATCAGCAGATAGTTGGCATAGTAGAAAAGGATTTACGGGAACTTTACGAGCAGTAGAGGGATTTGTCCACGAAAAAGAAAGCGGGCAAGTTGCAAGATTGGTACATTATTTTTAGTATTATTGCGAGCTCATAATACACATTGTTTTGTTTTTTAGTTGAGATTAGTCGCTTTTCGGAGCGGCTTTTCTTTTGTTAATAAGTATGTGAATAAAGTTTATTTAAGTTTTCAGCAATTGTTAAAAAAGTTTTCTTATATTTGCTTATGAAATTCAAACACGAAGTTTGGATAAAACTAAAAAACAAAAACAAAATGGAAAATAATTTAACGGAAAAAGAAGAAAAATATTTAGATAACTGTTTAGAATCTTTATCTAAATTCAGCAAAGAAGATTTATTAAATGAGATTGAGCAATTACTACTATCAAAAACAGACAAAGGAGAAACGCTAAAACATTTAAAAGAATTTTATTCACAAGGTGGATTAAGACAAAGTAAATAAAAAAACTAATTTAATAACTAAAAACAAAAACAATGAAAACAATTAAAAAAGGTTCATTAGTAAAATCAAAAATCCACGATAATCTTACCACTTGGGAAGTAAAAGAAATAAATGTTGGACAAAGTGGTAAAAAATGGTATTTCTGCAAAGCAAGACACGATACAAAACTAAACTATGGATTTGATAGTATTAGCAGAGATTTTGAAGAAAAGGAAATAGAATTATTTTAATAACTAAAAACAAAAACAATGGAAACAAAAGAAATTAAAGAATTTAGAAAAGTATGGAGTAATCCAAAAAGATTTGTAGAACTAAAAAATGAAATGCATTTAATAAGGCAAAACGATATGCAATTGAGTGCAAAAGTAGATGCAAAAGCATTTATTGAAAAGGATGAGAAAACATATTGTAATAATTGCGGATCAACTTTAGGTTTAGATTGCGGAGATGCAGAGCCAGATTTTAATAATAAATTTTGCTCTAAAGGATGTTATGAGGAAAATGCTTATGAGTACGAGCAGACATCTTATAAAAAAATCCACGCAACTGATTTACCAATTTACCGCAAATGGATTTGTGGTACTTCTATTTATTTTTACAGAGGAAGAATAGTTGATGGAAGATTAATCTGTGATTCAATTAAAATAACTGATAAAGGGATTGAATATGGCACAACTTATTTGTCATCAGTAATGAGTGAAAGCCATATTGAAATCGATGAAGAGGAATTTAATAACGCAATTTGCAAACTAATAACATACTTGGAAAAATGAAAGATTTAATGAATAAGATTTATAAAGATAATGGATTGGATAAAAATGATATTTTTACTGATAGAAGAAAATTTACAATAATAACAAGAAGTGGGATTGAGAAGATTCAGTGCAAAAATTCCATTTCTGTTTCTTTTGAAGTAATCAAGGCAGAGCTTGATAATTGCATAGTAAAAGCTACCAGCTTAATAAGAGAGGGGGATGAGTGGATTCCTAAAATGGAAACTTTTGGATCAGCTACAAAAGATAATTGCCGACAACCATTTAGAATGGAGATAGCTGAAAAGAGAGCTTTAGCAAGAGTAATCATAAAGACAATGAACTATACTAATGTTCTGGGAGAAGATGAGATAAGTTATCAAAAGGAAAAATCCTCTTTGGTAAATGATAATGATTTGGATGCAATAAAAAATCTTTAAAATGACAGATAACCATAAAGAACTCTTTAAATATGATAGAATTGAAAAAGCCAAGAAAGTGCTTTTAGAACTTTTTGATGTGGATATTTATTTTCTGGAAAATAACACAAATAGAAAAAGAGAAGTTATTGAAGCCAGAAGATTTTTAATCTATTATCTCAACAGAGAATTAAAAATACCATACAATCGCTTGCAAGATCACATAAAAGGGTTGCATCATGCTACTGCTATTTATCAATGTAGAAAATTAGAGGAGCTTATAAAAATTGAGAAACCATTAAGAAACACATACAATAAATTCTTAGTTCTTGCAAATGATTTTGATGTATTGGAAACTTTATTAACTATAAAAAGACAGCAAGCAAATTATCTCAATAGAGAGATTTATGCTTTAAATAATAACCTAAAAGAAAAAAGAAATGAGAATAACAGCAAAAGTGCGAAAGATTTTCGAGCTACAAACAGGCACTTCTAAAAATGGAAATCAATGGAAAAAGCAAAGTTTATTAGTTAGTCAATCGGATAATAGCTTTAATGATGAGCTAATGATTGATATGTGGAATGATAGCATAAAAGAAGTTGAGGAGGGTACAACTTATGATTTTGATATTATCATAAAAAGTAAGGAATGGAATGGAAAATATTATACTAATGTTAATTGCAAAAGTGCTTATTCCATACATTCAACTAACAATGAAAACCCCTTTTAATTATGATAAATGATTTTGAAAATATAACATACGAGCTTACAGAAGATGAGCTAAATAAAGTGCCTTTAATCATTAAAGGACTATCATTAAGAAAGGGAAAAGATATGGCTGTTTCTGGAACTTTAATTTGTGAAAAGATGAATCTGCAAGGCCCAAGATTAAGAAAGATCATAAATTACATAAGAGTTAAAAACCTCCATTACGGCCTTTGTAGTTGTGGTAAGGGGTATTATACTGCAAATACATTACAAGAGCTTGAGGGCTGTATAATAG